AGTGCAGGTAACATAATTGATGTTTCAAAATGCACTTCGTTTTCTGTTCCCCATTTAGTTCCTGCCCACGCTGTTGCCGCAGTATCTAAGTGAGGTGTTAAGATTGCTTGGTCTGCGTCAGCACCTGCTGTTGTTGCTAAAATTCCTGCTGAAGTTGCAGCGAATGTAGCTAATGCAGTAGTCATGTTAGTTCCAAGTGCTTCCCAGTTTCTATTTAAAGCTCTTTGAACTTCAACTGTTGATACTTGGTCAATGTTTGCATTGATACCCGGTCTTTGTAAAAACCATTCGTCTAAGTAATATCGTCTAGCATCTTTAGCTGTTGTACCTAAAGTTCTATCGCTATCTACTCCTGTAGATGCAGTCTCAGTAAATAATTTAAAATTATTTTTAGATCTTACCGGACCACTAAAGCTTGTATTAGCCATAATTTTTCTCCTTGGTTGTATAAACCATTCGTCATGCTGTCTTTATACCGTCTGCCTAGCCAGTCTGCATAACTATTTTATACTAGGGTGTTAAATGTGGGGGCACATGGCCCCCACAAAGAAAATTTGTCTTATGCTCCCGGAGAACCGAAAATACCTCTCCAGTCAGAGAATCCAAAAGAATATCTCTCTCTAGCTTTGTATTTAACGTTTCCAGTTTCAAAGTCGCCTTCCATTTTAGTGGAAATTGCAGATCTTTGGAAATGTTTTAGTCCGTTAGGTGCATCAGTTTTAATGAAGAATGCATCAGTATCAGTTAAATAGTTATTAACTACATAACCTTGTGGGATCATACCCATGCTACCTAAAGCATTAATATCATTATCACCAGTTCCAACTCTTTGACCAGATTTCATCAATCTTTCAGCAGTAAATTGAAGATTAACTGGAATAATCATTTTAACACCATTAAGAGCAACTTTAAGTCCTCTATCATCAGTGATTCCAGCAATATCAATTAGAGCTTGCTCTAAAGATGTTTCATTAAGGTCGGCAGCAGTTGTTAGTTCGTTTTTAATGTTTCCGCCAGTAGATGGGTGAGCAGTAGAAAATAATTCTACGCCGTCTCCACCAGTAAAGTCACTATTAAAACCGTTATTTAAAACGTTAGCAGCTTTTACTTGTTTAGCGTTACTCATTGAACGAGCTAGTGCTTTAGTATATCTAGAACTGATTTTGTCGTAAAGGTTATCCTCTACAGCTTCCTCAGTAATAGCAAAAGCAAGTGCTACAGTTTCGTGAGTATAGCGAGCAGTGAAAGACTCAGTCGCGTCATCAAAATTAACTGATCCGCCTTCTGGTTTTACTTGCGCTGTACCGAAACCGGATAGCATTACTTCTTCTTCAAATGCTCGATCAGAATTTTCTGTATCGAAGATTTGAGTGTGTTGGTTTTCGTATCGGTCATACTCTAACCCGAACAAAGCATTAAGGCCCGGTTCAAGTTCTTTGACCAGTTGTGATCTAGAAATCGCCATATAAGTCTCCTATGCTATATTGCAGTGGTTAGTAAATGAGTATGCTCGCCAGTATTCGGAACAACATAAGCATTTGCGTTAGCGGTGCTTGTATCACTGTTATTCGGATCTTTTGAGATACCAATTTGTTTAAATTGCCCAGCAGTTGTGCTTGTAGAAGTGTCTAATTCAGAAGAAGATCTTCCGCTTAAAGTACTTCCGCTAACTCCAACTAAATCAAAACCACTAAAATTCATAGCAGCGGTTCCGGTTCCGTCATGTTGAGCTTCAAAGACGATTCTTGGATCGTCGTAAACAAAAGCAACAATATCATCTGCAGCAGTACTTGCTGGATAATGGTTGCTAAATGTTGGTTTGCTAGTAGTAGGATCCGTAAAAAAACATCCTGCAAAAACACCCAATACTACGTTACCCGCTGCACAAGATTCAATTCCACCGGCTGCGACAGCCAGTACAGGTGAACCTTGGAAGATTGATGTTCCGTAGTTATTGGCAATTTTGTATTCGTTTGTACGAAGTTCTCCACCACTAAGATGTCTTACGGGTCTGAACCCGAAAGCTGCGTCTTGGTTTGCCATTTATATTTCCTTTTTAAAGGGTTAAATTTATTATTCGATGGAGAAAAAACTAAAAATTAATTCTTTCGGTTACCACCGAAGGTTACACGAGATTGCCTATCTGCTTTAGAGATCGGCATACTGGGGTGTTCTTCCTTTAATAAATCGTTTGCGATCGCTTCTTCTTTGTCTCGCGTTTGTTGCGCGAAATAAGCCATACGTTCTTCAACAATTTCTTGTGGAATTTTAGCCAGTAATAAACCACCAACTCCTATTACACCTTGGTATTTGCCTTCCTGTATTGTTGGATATTGATCGCCGGAATCTGATCTTACGAGTTCGAAACCTTCTCTTAGTCTAGCATTCAAATTTTTAGTGTCTGATTGACCTAGAGTTTCAGCGCGTATCCACCTGTATTTGTACCCATCGGGTGCAGGAGGTGCGTCAAGGGATGACGGGGGTGCCCATGGTTTCCTACGAGTCGTTTTCTCGCGGGATAGAGCAGCGCGTGGAGTCTTATTTTCATCAATTTTATTCATATGCATTACTCCTTCACGTATTTCGCATATTCTTCAAGTGGCACACCTAATTTTTTAGCTATTGCTACTTGAGATGGCGTGAGTCTCACTGTTTTGCGTCCAGATCTTGTGGTCCTTTGTGCGGATGCAACAGTTTGAACGGGCTTGTTGCTTCCTTGGACTTGTCCCCCTTCAGCGAACTTATGGGGAAATTCATTCCGAAGTCTTCTGTCAATTTCTTCGTAGTATTCATCGGTCGTAGGATTAAATCCTTCTTCCTCCACAAGTTTCTTGTGAATACCAAACGAAGCATATGTCATAGCTTCATCTTTACCAAACCACTCATTTTTACCCGCCCATGCTTCCGCTTTTGGGTCCGGTGGAGCAGCTTGTGGTTGTTGTACATTACTTTGTACAGGTTGTTGTATTACCTGTCCAGTGTTTTCTTGTAATTTTCTTTGCTCTTCTGTAGCTTTTATTCGTTCTTCTTGAATAGCTAATCTTGCTAATGCTTGATTTGCATTAACTTGTGCATCTACATCACCTTTTGCCATAGCTTGTTTTAAAGCTATTTTTGCTGATTCAAGTTCTGATTTAACACGACCAGCAAACTCATTTACATAACCATCATCTAATTTATTAAATTTAGTTTGCAGTTGATCTCGTTCATTTTTAATTTGTTCTGCAAAGCTGAGAGCTTCTTTTTCTCTTCGTTCCGATTCACGGATTTTATATGTTAATCTATCAATACGTTTTTTGACACCATCACTATATTCTTCGCGTTCATCTTTTTTATCTTCTTTAACTTCTACAATAGGTTGTTCTTTTGTTTCAACCTCTTTTGTATTGGCTTTAGAATCGTCTAATTCAATATCAACAGAGTTTCCTGTTGTATCTATATCAACCATTGGTGTGGTTGCTTCTATTAATGTTTCTTGTACTTCCGGCATGATTTCCTTTTCATGTTAATGTGTTACTGGCGACAAGATACTTTCGGGATCATCAATGACACCTAGAATTTCATCATCATTTAGTAAGCGTAGTTCTCCACCCTCTATATTAAGGCGTGAACCAGCGTATCGAGCAAATATTACCCAATCTTTTTCCTTGCACCATGAACCATTTGGAAAACGATCTTTATCGCTATACGCATCTGGGCCAACTCTGAGCACAAGACCAACATTGGTTGCAATTTGAGATTCTTCAACAGTTTTATCAGAAAGTATTACACCGCCTTTTGTTTTACCTTTGCCTCTATGTGGCAAAACTAAAATACGCCAACCTGTTGGCTCTGGTAGTTTTCCTTTTTCTGGAATTGTGTTGTCTCTTTTTTCTTTTTTCTTTTGTACCGCACGAGCTTTAGCTACATGCGTCGGTAATATTAAATCAGTCATTTTGCTCCTGTTTCTTTAGCAGGTCCGAGAGTTCCTGTTCTATGTAATTTAATGTACCAAGTTGACCTAAATGATTTTGATAATCGTTCCAATCTTTTACTTGATTGCTTACTATTATCTCAGTTAGTTGAGTTTGTCTAGTCCTAATTATACGAAATATTTTTTCCGCTAATACTATTGAATCCATAAGTTATTTCTTCTTAAATAAACCTACAGCTCCTTTCGCGCCCTTAATGCCGAAGCTTGCTGAGCAGGCTATATATAAGAGGTGTTTATAATAATCCGGAAGTGATTGCAAGGCAATAAAGCCTTTGTGAATATGTTCCGTCATTCCGGGGAAAAAAACTAATGTTGCGGGCGCCAGTAGGCAAATTAAAATTGCTTCGTCTTTCCACGACCCTTTCATTTGGTCTACGGCTGATGCTTCCCATGCTACTTTACCAGCGATCTGATCTTCTTTTAATTTAGTTGCTGCTTTAACTTCTGTAAGTTTTAATTCTGCTTTTGCTTTTTTTGTATTAATAAAACCCTTGACGCCGTCTGCAACGACGCCAAGAAGAGGTTTAGCTAATAATTGCCAAACCATAAATTAGATTGCTCCAATTATTATGATTACGACCACTGCGACAATAGCCGCCTTGATCCAGTCTTTCATTTTCCAGTCACTCCATTCTTTTAGGTGTGCCCATAGATCTTTAATTAAATTCATTTTTCCTCCTAGTGTTCAGTCAAGTCAAAATCTGCTTCAAACTCAACTTCTTTTGTTGGACTCATAACTTCATCAAGTTTATTTAATGCTTCTTTTATATCATGTTCACAATTTAAGCAACCACAATGGCATTTACCACCATTACCATGGTGACATTCGTGTTTACAATGCCTACAAAGAGCCATTAGTGTAACGTTGCCCGTTCATAATCGTGGTTTTCTAAACCTTCTGCAAAAGCATGAATCATATCTTGCGTTTGTTCTGGTCCTAATATATTTAGATAAATTGTTTTTGCTACAACCATTAATGACGCACTAAGTGCCATTGGGTCTTGCGGATGTTGGTCCGCAAAAGCAAATACTTCATCTAAAATTGCTTTTGGACTACTTTTTTTTGGTAATTTTTCTTTTTTTAACAACTTTTTTACCTTTTTTTTCAATGTAGCCTCCGTCTTTTGCCATGTATTGAGATACACTAGTACCTTTTGCTAATTGTTTTCTTATACTACTTGGATCACCAACTCTAGTACCAAATTTTTTCTTATATTTCTTTGCAAGTAGTCTTGCTATTCTTTTATCTATTGCCATCGCGCCCTCTTTGACCTGCTAAAGTTACTTCTGCTCGTAAATCTGCTTGATCTTCTTGGCTTTGTAACTTTTCTTTGTCCATATCATCTTTTTGTTGTAGTTTTTCACCTTCAAAATTAAGTTTTTCTACATCTAAGTCTAATTTTTGTTCAGCAAGACGTTTATTTTGTTGAATTTCTTGTGAACGAATGTTTAGTTCTTGTTGTTTTAAATCAATTAATGGATCAGAACTTTCTCCTTCAAGATAATCTTGTTCACCACCAACTAACTCTTCTGTCATTTCCACAATTTTTTGTGCGACTTGATTTTCTATTTCCATTTGGAACTGTTGTTGTAGTTCTGGTGGTATTTGCCCACCAAATTGTTGTGCTTGTTCTTCCATCTCTTGTTTATTTTCTTCCATGACTTCTTCTCTTGCCATAAATGATAGATGTTCCGATATATGTGATTGTAGTATTCCCATTGTGGGTGGATTATTTTTTACCAACATTGAGGACATAAATGCTTGATGCGCACTGATATGTGCTTGATGATTTTGTCCTTGGAATACTTGTAGCTTCATCATTTGCAGTGATTTAGAATTCTCCATTCCGGGATCTTCCGGTTGGGGTTGTTGGGGAGGTGATAATATCTTATCAATATCCCTTACACCAAGTGCTTCGTACATACGTCTGTATGCTTCATGCATGTTGTGCATTTGCGGATTAGACGTAGCCATTTGCATTTGAGTTTGTGCCAGCGTTACCCGCTGAGACATAGAAAAAATGTTCGGATCAGAAACGGGAAGTATATCGACGCGCTCATCAAAGTCTTGTTGTTTAATAACTCTATTTCCACCTCGAACAGCATAAGGATACTCAGCAGGTAAACTTTCAGCAAATACTCGTGATAGTAATTTAAATTCAACTTTTTGTGCGTAATGTAATCGTTTATGTATAGCGTTCATCACTTTCGTGCCGCGTTCCATGATTGCCATTGTC